CGTCTAAACCAAATATACCCGCAGCAAACTTTGGAAGCTTTGAGTTGGCCACTACGGCCAATTGAAGTGCGCCTGTTAGCCCTGCAAAAAGTTGAAAGGGTATGGCGGCAGGGTAGCCAAGCTGCGCGCCTGTTCGCAGAATAGATTCAGCGGTGCTTACCAATATGTTAAACAACGCCTGCTCCTTTTGCGCCTGCGCCTGCTCGCGCATCAATTGCTTTTTCTTATTGTTAAACTCCCGGTCAACTTTTTCCTTCGCCTTCGCATTGTCGCCCGTGAGGCCTAATTCATATTGCTGGCTTGCCTCCAAATCTTGTATCTGCGCCTGCCTGTTTTGCCCCTCAATGGCGAAGATGGTATTCACCAACTCCACCCCAAAATCAAAGGCCGCTTGGCGAAGCGCTCTTTTCATCTCCTCGTGTTGCCGCTGCTCTTCCAGCATCCTATCGTTGTGCGCAGCTTGCATTTCAAACTCTCGGTCGTTAGCGGCCTTGCGCTCATCGGCCATCTCTTTATCAAGCTCTTTTAGCCTGGTCACGTCTAGGCCACTGCCACCCGTGATAAAGCCCTGCTGGTCATCTTCTTTTTCCTTCAGCAAATCATCAATGAACTTCTTACGTGCCTTCAGCAAAGCTTCGTTCGCATCATTTTCTTTTTTGAGCCGCACTTGCTTTGCGTCATCCGCAGCACCTGTTATTTTTTTGAGCGACTCCTTTTCCTCCGTGCCCTTGATTTCGTTTAGCGTTGCGATCTCTGCATTGACCTGCTCAATGCGCGCGGCATTCTGCGTGGTCAGCTCACCATCTTTGCCAAAAAGTTGAGAATCATTCTTTTTAAGAGATTTCAATTCTTCATCCAACAACCCCAGCCACACTTTGAATGCCTTGTTTCTATCATCGTAAGGTTTTGCAAATTCATTGAACCGCTCAATATTTGAATTTTGTTGAACTGTATTTTGCTCCCCCTTAAATTGATCTGCTGTTCTCACTAAATCGGTTAACCCACCGATCAAGTCTTGCACGATGGTTACTGCGCCACTTAGCACACCGTTGTTACCATCGCCAACCGTCTTTAAAAAGTTATCCCAGGCATCTCCTGTATTACTGATCTGCCCTCCTAGCGTCTTGCTGATTGCCGCCATACTGCCGCTCACGCCTTCCAAGTTGCCGAGGCTCAATAAATATTCTTTGATCGCATCGTTGGTGAACTGCGTCTGCGTCTGCACTCCTTTAAAACTGAAAGTAACATTCTCTCCCGCCTTGCTTGCCTTGATTCCAAATTCTTTGAGGCGCTCAAACTGACCCGTCTGTGCATCTATCAACGCCTCCGTCAACTGGCCAAAGCTCTTGCCTGTAGACGAGGCCAGATCGCCCATCTTGCGAAGCTCCTCGGTGGTGGGTTTAAAACCCTGGTTAGCCAAGCGCACAAAACTTTCAGTTAGTTCACGCACACTAAAAGGCGTGGCCGCTGCAAACTTTTGGATATCGTTTAAAGCCCTTTTAGCAGCCGAGTTGCTGCCCAGTGTGTTGGTAAGCACGGCCTCAAACTTTTGAAACTCCGCAGTGATGTTTACCACTTGCCCTACAAAATCTTTTATCTTATCCAATGCAAACACGCCTGCCAGCGCAGCCGCGGCACCCTTGGCCACATTGCCGAGCCCACCCATTTCATTGTTTAACTTGCTGATGCCCGCTGCGCCCTCGGTGCCGCCCCGCTTGGCAGCGGAAACCATCTTGTCTATTTCGGTCTGCGTGAGCCCCGCTTGCTTTCCGGTCTTTTGCAAAGACGCTATCAGCTTGTCAATGTCATTGACTGCCGGTTGCACATTCGCTTTAATTGGAAACTCTGCCATTTACTTTCTATCAACTAACAACTAACCACTATCAACTACCAACTACCAACTCTCAACTTTCAACTCTCAACTACCAGCCCTCTTCACTTTACTCTCCGTCTGAATCATCTTCTTCATGTACTTCACCTTGCCTTCCATCCAGAAATAAAAATCTTCTGCCGTCTTTTTTTTTACCCGCTCCGCCTCGCTCTCAATGCCATCGCACAAAAACAATACGTTCGCATCAAAGCTTTTCTTCGCCTCTACTCGTGCGTCCCACCGTGAACGATGCGGTTGTACGCTCGTAGCTTTGCTGCGCCTTCGACTAAAAACGCTGCGGTGTCTTGCTGCCACTGCTCCCCAGAAAACTTCAAAGTCTCGCGCAATAGCCTGTCGAAAAAAAAACCCTTATCCGGCAGTTGCTTAAAGAGTGCGATCTTTTGCTGTGCATAATCAATGTCATAAGTCGTGAGGTCTTCCTGCCCATCAAAGTAGGCAAGGCTTGCAATATTATAGATGGCCTCAATGGTGGTAATGTTCTTGATCGTGTCTTCGAGCATATATAGAAGAGAACCAATTCGGCTACTCTCTGTTTTGTCGTTCGCTAGTTTCAACTGCTCAATATATTCCAGCAGTTGAGCGCGGTCTATGCCCATGTTCATCTCTTCGCGCAAGCTGCTATAGTGTGTGCGCCTCCCTTCCGGTATGTCGGCCACGTTGGCAAACTCCCAATATTGCTTTCCGTTGATGATCAGCCCTGGCACCGGGCGAATGATCTTGCTGTTGATCTTATCCAGTGTCAACTTCTGATACGTGAGCTTGTACAGCCATTCAATCAACAGTAAAAGAATCTTTCTAATCATAAATGTTTGTCTAAAAATGAACGGACCAGTAACAAAGAAAACCCTACAAGAACCAACCAGGCTGCAAAAAATTGAAACTGCTTCCACAGTAACTTTGGGCTATACCATTGTAGGCTCTTGTAAGGGTCAACCACTATACACGGGGGGCAGTTCACCTCTGCGCGCACCGTATCTCTTATGCGAATGGTATCGCGAATCTTTATGGCTTTGATCTTCAACAGGCGATTGTATTGATCGATCCAGTACGCCACTTTTAGTTTCTGGCTTTTGCTTACCACTACCGTAGTGGCAATCTCGGCAGAGTCGCTGGCCGCTTGCAGCGAAAGTCCTGTGGCTTGCAGTCTCCAACTTTCGCACAGCGAGTCAATGTTTATGCCGTGTTCTACACTATCGGCCTCCACTACTTTTTTCAAGTCTATCGGCAAATCAAAAGACCTCTTTACGCTATCGCCTACCACGCCAAATTTCTCCAGGCATTTATTATAGGTCACACAACTTTGGGCAAATAATGTCAAGACAAAAAGTGTCAAGAAAAATACCGGCTTATGGCTACTGTTTAATATTTTGCGTCTCATGTTTATAAATATTTTTCCTTTCGATTGCTTTTGCAAGGGCCCATTGTACTACGCTGAAACTAGGACAGGCTTTCTTTGCAAACTGATTGTGCCCTGCTATTTTTATAGAAGGATGTTTGGCAATCAGGCCCTTCACATAAGCCTCTAGTGCTTTGTGTTGCGCGGGCGTGCGCGTGTCTTCAGGTGTCTTAGCATCTTGCGCGCAGCCGCCTGCATACACAAGGTGCCGCGCCAGGTAGTTGATGCCCGGCTGGCCGTTCGTGATCTCCCACGCGTCCACTTTATCATCATTATTATAAGGCACTAGATTTTCAATCGATCCATCCAAGTGGATCATATCAGAATAGCCTAATTGCCGCCAGCCACGACCGGCAATTTTATAAACACTTGCCCCTCCTATTAACTGCGGGGGCAATGCGCTCAGGGCATCGTAAATTTTGCCGTTGAATAAAATTTTTCCGTTTGCTTGTTTGCAAGGGCCGAGGTGCCATTGACGAATCTGATCACTGCTTACTTCGCGGCCTCCGGGTGTGGCCGTGCAATGAATTACTAAATAGGTAAGTTTTGCCATGGTGAATGGGTCTTTACTAACAACTAACAACTAATAAGTAGCGGGGGAGGGACTTGAACCCACGACCTCTAGGGTATGAACCTAGCGAGCTACCATCTGCTCCACCCCGCGATGTATTCTTTCTCTCTTCCAGAAGCCCCTCTCCAAAAATGGAGAGGGATTTAAGGTGAGGTCATGTAACCTTTATGGTTGGAAATCAGGTCTAACAATGGCCACCGTAAACAAGTCTAGGAACTGCGGTAAGTCTTTTTGCTTCCACTTCACGCTGCCTTCAAAGAAGCGAGTTTTTCCAAACTCGGCCTCGCTGGCAGGGGCTGCAAAAATCGCGCACAGCACAGGCTCTAGCTGCCTATCGAGCGGGGTGAAGCATCTGTACTCTTCCGTCACAAAAACAATCCCGTAGTTTTTATTCTGGTTCACCGTGTTCCAAAAAACCAGATTGGCATCTACACCTTCTGTCTTAAAAGCCATCTCGTATTCAATGCGCCCAAGCCGCTCCATCCTTCCGGCCACCCCGGGCAGCGGCACCTTGTTTGCTTTCGGCCACGCAGCTTCAATGTCTTTTACAACTACCAAGTTGCCTGCCGTTTTAGCAGCCGCATAGGTGCTCGCATCAATGACTGTATTTAGATCGAAGCCTTTTCTTACCAGCAACATTCCCAATATCCCAGAGCCTTCGTCAATACAATCTCCCGCTGGGGTGTAAGCACCAAGGGCGGTTACGCAGGGGTTATAAGCTAGTAATGGCATGGTATTAAGGGTTAGGTGTCAGTTCCACAATCTTCGCTTTCAGCTCAGCAATGCTCTTGTCTTTTGCGGCCAAGGTTGCCTTCGCATCCTTCACCGATTTCAGTGAGCCAAGCTTTGCGACTTCTTTTTTAAGTGCCTCCAGCTCCTCGCTGTTCACCACAGGCTTCTCTGCCTCTGCGCCATTTTTAAAGCTGAACACAAATGCTGCCTTCGCTGCTTTGTCCATTGCTTCAAGCTGCGCCTCCGTTCGAAAGTCTCCTTCCTCGTTCGCATAAAATAGCTTCTCGTTTGGGTTGTCTTTGAATGCGCCTTGCGCAAACTCTCCCAACTGCTCTTCGGTATACTTTATCTTTTCCACTTTTTATTTATTTTGTCTTTTGCAAATCGTAAAATGCTAGTGATAAAAAAACCCACCAGCGCACCTATCATGCTCAGCAATGCAGTCTCGTAAACAACTTGCATGTTGATCATCGTGAACAACGTAAGGCTCTTGGCAAAACCGAGGATGCCCCCAATGGTGGCACCCGCGGCTTGGTCGTGAGATGGGTTCATCACTCGGCTACTAACCTTGTACAATGGCCACTACACCCGCCTGGTCTAGGCGCTCACGGCTAGCACCCATGCGCAATAGTCCGTTTAAAATATCGCCCTGATATTCCGCGTTGTCTGCATCATAATAAAGCTTCACATCTTTGGGCGCAATGTGGATGAAGTCAAAGTCTACCGCCAAGATCGCATCGTTGTCAGTAGTGGCGTTCAACACAAATGGGTCAAGGCTGTCCTTCGCAATAGGTGTGGCCGGGCCTGTAAAGCGGGGCATCACATCGGTGCGTATGATTTCAAAACCTAACAAGAACTTTAAATCTCCGTCTTTGAAAACAGCACCTACTTTATCATAAAGTTGGTTGTTGTTGAAAGTCGAGTCATTTAATAGATTCGTGTACGAGTCCTCGGTCATAATGAATGCGCGCTTGCCAGTGCTTATCTCCCTTTTGGTCTGGTTGATCAAAATGGTTTTAGCACTCTGTAAATTGACTACCAAAAAGGCATTTCGGTTACCCGTTGCACCAGGCAGTAGAGTAGTTGCTGCCCCGCCCGTGGTGCGCACAATGTTTGCTGCGCCCAAAGCTAACATGCCCGGTCCTGCAATGCCGCCCCAGCGATACAACACGTTCTGCGCCATGCGCCTGCCCAACTCATTGCGGTGATCCATGATAATATCAGGTACCTTGCTGTAGCTCAGCTCCCATTTCTCAGCGTCCTTTACAAAGGTGGTGTCAGAACTCAACTCGTCTATCTTATAAATGATATCAGTGTCTGCCCTGCGCACGACCGGCAGCGGATAGTTAGCGCGGTTACGAACAACGTTTGGCACAATACCCGCTTGCGGAATATGGACAATATCTCCGTTCACATATTGGCTTCGGTTCTTCGCGCGCAACATCCACTCATACCCTTTGTATAAGTTGCTGGCAACAAAGTTGTCCCAAAATTCAATGTTCACGGCATAGGCCAACCCCTGCGCTTTTTCAAACGCGTTCAGGTTTAAGAAAAGAAAAAACAAGCGCACGGATACCAGCACAGCGGTGATGGTGCCCATCACAGTAAGTACATTGGTAAATGGCGCTTCGGTGGCGGTGCTAAAAACAACCCCTGTAAACAGGAAGCTGGCTACCGCGAAGAATAATTTAAAAAGTGTTTTCATGGTATTTAAAAGGGGTTTAATTAATATGACTGCCACGCTGTATTCTGCGCCACAAATGCGCGCTGCGTTCCATCCCAGCGGTACTCCATAAACTGGCGCGTGTTAATAGTGCCAGTCAATCCGGGGCCTGTGGTAGTGCTGTTGGCCGAGCTTATCGTGATGTTACGGGCTACACCGCCTTGGGTGATCTCTACGATCACATCACTGCCGTCCATCAATTCAGGATCGGCACGTAATGCCAACGCCATCGCTTGCGTTGCCGGCATTACTACCTTTGTGCGCGTGTTGAAGATCGTTGGCGCAATGGTGGCTGCGTCCGCAGGCGTTTGCCTGTCTGGCACACCAAAAGGAAATTTGAGTCTGCTGTTTAATTCTGCCATGGCTTTTAGTCTTTAAATTCTTTACCGGTCCCTGCCTTATACACTGCTTTGAAATGCTCAAAATTTTCGGCCTTCAAAGTGTCTAGCCCTCCCTCGGTCGCGAGTTTGGTAAATTCCGCTTTCAAATCAGTGGTAGATTTGCCCGCGCCCAGTTGCTGACTGATCGGTGTGTAGCCTTTCATGCTGTCAAGCATAGCCTTCACCGCGCTGTAGCCGTCTTCACTTGCAGCGGCCAGCTTCACAAAGTTTTCTTTTTGTGTGGCCACAATTTTTTGTGCCGTCAGCGCATTCTCTACAAGAGCCGTGGCTTTGTCCGCAAGTCCTTTTTTGCTGGCGGCAGTGGCCTCGTCTCCTAGGCGTTTGATCTCCGCGTCTTTTGCCGCGATGATCTGGTCTTTGTTGCTCAACTGATTGCTCAGCGTAGTAAGCCCCTCTGCAACCAGCTCTTCAGTGGCTGTGTCAGGAAGCTTAACCACGTTGCTAGCGTTGAGCGCAGCGATCACTTTTTTCATGGTTGGATTTGGTTGGTTAAAAAATTTAGATTCGAGTGTGGGTTGATAGTGTGCCACCAAATTTTCAATAGCAATATGATTCTTCGGTGATTGTTCACCAGCATCATATATTTCGTCTATCAAATTTTCGGCAAGGGCTTCTGCCGCAGTGAACCATTTATCAGTCCCTGCCAACAGCCATTTGTCTAGCACATACTTCTTGTCTTTGCCGCTTCGTGCGCAAAGTACATCTGCAACATCACTGCGCATGCTGTCCATCAGGTCGGCAGCTTCGCGCAGGTCTTTTGAGTTGCCCGCTACAATATTGGAAGGCTCATGCGTCATCAACCTCGCATTACTGGCCATGTATATCTTCTTGCCCGCCATGGCGATCACCGCAGCCATACTGGCCGCAATGCCATCGATGTATATGTTTACATGTGCTTTGGATTTCTTGATGAAATTATAAATGGGTATGCCCTCCATCATGCTACCACCACCAGAGTTGATTCGGATGTTGATAATTGGAAAACGATTTTCTAACTCAGTCAACTCGGCAACAAAATCTTTGGCCCTGATGCCCTCTTCACCCATGCCTATATAGTCATAGATAAATATCTCTGCCGAGTTTGTTGAATTGTGAATCTGAAACCACTTGCCTTTCATCTGTTAGATTTAAGTGAGGCAAAAATGCAAGCCTTTTACATCAAAAAAATAATGTATAACCGCTTAGACGAATATACTGGTAAAATCAACTAATAATTTAGTTGAAAGGATTTTTAAAGGCCTCTACTAGTCATTTAATCATTGACTTTTGTAACATGACAAAAGGAAAAGACTCTTTGGAGCAGAGGCGCAACCATGCCTATGACGTTTACATGACCACCGCCAAGTCGCACAAAGACATTGCCGCGCTCGTGGGCGTAAGCGTAGATTCACTTGGCCGGTGGATCAATGAAAAAGGCTGGCGGCAAGAGAAGGCCGCGCGCAGCGTCACAAAAGAAAAGGTGATAGGCAACCTGCTCACGCAAATAAAAAATCTACAGGACAACATTAACTCGCGCGATCAAAAATGGCCGACCGCTGGCGAAGCCGATACGATCACAAAGCTTTCCAACACTATCGATACCCTGAGCGGCAAGCTAAGCCTCCCCCTATATATAGAGTCGCTCAGCGAGTTTCTCAAGTTCCTGCACGAAGCCAAGCCCGTCCTTAGTAAAGAGGTGGCCGACTATGTCAATGCGTTTGTACAATCAAAAGCAAAACAACTGGCATGAGCGTTCGTCAACAACTGAAAGATTTAGAGCAGCAGATCAAGCAGATCAAAAGCAGCACCGTATTCATTGCAGACGAAAGCGAAGCAGAGAAAATTAAACGCGTTGAACGCCTGTTAAACAACCCCGCGCTATTTCTTAAATACTATTTCCCCAGTTGGGCGCAAAGCGACTTCGCGCCTTTTCACCTTCGTGGATTTGATGCCGTACTTAATTTCAAAAACAAAAAAAATATATTCGCGTGGATGATCGCCCGCGACATGGCCAAAACTACCGTGTGGCAAATGATGGGCATCTACCTCAACTGCCGCGCTATCAAAAATTTAGAACCCGGTTACAAGTCATGCCTGTGGTGGAGCAAGACATTTGACCAGGCCAGTGAAATGATCCGCGCTATACGACTCCAGTTTGAATATAACAGCCGACTAAAATCCGATTTCGGGGACTTCAAAACTGTGAGCGTATGGGCGGATGATAAATTTGTGACCAGCCAAGGCATCAGCTGGCGCGCAATAGGTAAAGGCCAGAGCCCGCGCGGTACCAAAGAAGACGAGCGCAGGCCAGACCTGATCATTGGCGATGACTTCGATGATGATGAAGAGGTACTGAACGAAATCCGTTTAGAAAAATCGTGGCAGTGGATCATGGGCGCCTTGTGGCCAACAATGGATGTGAGCAGCAAGTCACTATTCGTGGCCCTCAACAATAAGATCGGAGAGAAGAGTTTGATGGCACGGCTCTACGAAATTGCCGACTACAAAGAGACCATCAACTTGCTGGACAACACGGGCAAACCCAGTTGGGCGCGCCACACTTTGGCCGACTGCCAATACATGATCACAAAGATGGGTACGCTGCTGGCTCAGCGCGAGTACTTCAACAACCCGATCAATGAGGGCAAGGTATTTAATAAGCAGTGGATACAATATAAGCCCATGCAAGACCTGAGCAAGTACATGGCCTTGGTGGCCTACCTCGATCCTTCCTTCTCTTCCAAAAAAAATGCCGATCACAAAAGCTGGATACTGATGGGGCTTGCAAACGGAGAGCTGCACGTGATCAAGGTCTTTTGTGCCGTGGCGACTATAGAAGAGATGGTGGAGTGGGGCTATCTTATAGAAGCGCATGTAAAGAAAGCCAGTGGCTCTGTTGAGTTCTGGATGGAAGAAGTTTTCTTCCAGTCTATACTGTATAAAGATTTTCACGTAGCGGCAAAAAAGAAAGGGTGGCCGCTGCCCTTGCGGGGAGATGTAGATAAAAAGGTGGACAAGGATCAGCGCATCATGGCCTTGGCCGGATACTTCGAGCGCGGGGAGTGGTATTTTAATGAGGAAGAAAAAGACAACCACCATTTTCAAAACCTTCTCTTCCAGTTTACCAGCTTCCAGCCCGGGCGCACAGGGATAAAAAAAGATGGGCCCGATGCCTGCGAGGGCGCGGTGAGCAAACTCATTCAGCGGGTGCAAACAAATAGCCCTGCCGAATATGGTAAACGATCGCGTTCAAAAAATATGTACTAACCACTAACAACTAACAACTAACAACTAACAACTAACAACTACCAACTACCAACTAACAACCATTCAATGCCCTACCTAGCAGACATCGACTACCGGTCTCAAATAAAAGACGAGATCATAAACAACGTAATCAACACAGACGTAAGTCTGCGCCTAGACATGGAGAGCAAGGCCGAAGCACAGATGCGCAGCCGCCTCGCAATCCGCTACGATGTGACCACCATCTTCAACCAAACCGGAGCCAACCGCAATGCGGAGATAGTCATGTACTATATAGATATGGTAATCTATCATCTCCACAGCCGCATCAGCGGTGGCCAGATACCCCAAACCCGCATCGACCGCTACAACGAAGCAATGAACTGGCTGGACAAGGTAGCGGCAGGCTCTTATCTGCCCCAAAACCTACCGCAAATCATCGATGCGGACGGAGATGGCACAAGTGACGGAAATGTGGTGCAGTCCGGGAGCCGCGCAGCCCGAGACCCTTACTTCTAGTAGATGGGTGTTTAACACCCTTTAACAGTTGATCTGCGGCATTCAAATGGAAATTGTAGGTCAATATACCAAAACAATGATCTAGGCATTAAAACGCAAAATTCTAATCATGGCAAAAATAGACAAGAAATCACCCGAAAGGCCGAACAAAAGCACAGCCGCCCCCGGCATCGTCATTAATGAGATCAGCGTTGGGCAGGTAAACCGTGGAAACCAGACCATCCAAACGTGGTTTCAAAATGTGAAGAGCGCGGAAAGCACCATTTCGCCAAATCGCAAACAACTATACGACACCTACTACGATGTGTGCATCGATCTCCACCTCCGCTCGATGATGGAGAAGAGAGTCCGGGCGGTCAAGACTACTCCCTTTGAATGGGCTGACCTGACGGACGAGAAAGTAATCAACAATTTTAAGAGCCCGTGGTTTTCTGATTTTCTAGGATTCGTTTCCAACCATGTTTTTTGGGGCACCACATTGATCGAATGTATCCCGGGCGCTGAAAATCTGATCGAAGAAGTAAACCTCGTGCCGTACCAAAACATAAAACCCGAACGGGGCGTGATCAGTTTAGATGGCTCGTCTGAAGAAGGCATCCGATATAAAGAGGGCAT